CTATGTTTGTAAGCAATTGCATCGGTCTCGGGGAATTTGATAGTATCCTCGTCAGCGCGTGGAATGGAGCTTCTTTAGCGAGTAGATCTAATGAAAAACCTACTAAAGCTGCTTTTCCGTAATTTGCCACTTTGATACTCCCCTTGTGTGCTTTATATATGTTGCGAACTCTAACGTACCACTCGTCGCCGCCTCGATCAGAAATTTTCATCTTCCTGTTCTTGACGACGACCGCTTCGAGAGTTGCTTTATATAAGCGGTCTTGTACTGTTTTGTAGGTCACGGGTAGTTGTAACTTGTCCCGTACCTGTTGTGCGTAATCGATCACCCCGGGTAGCTCTGGGAGATCTATCTCTGCAGTGTCTAATAGTCCCGGTGTAATCAAACACTGGACGCTAGCATCTAGTGATGCTGATATGCCACCACATACTCTATGTGTTTCCTTAATGACATGCATTTCTTCTTCTGTGTTCCCACAAATACGTGCTTGCCTCCTGTAATAAACATCACGTAACGCTATGATCATCGACAGTGGGACTCCTCTATCATAAGCGTCAGTGAACCTCATCTCCATCGAATTAACCAAATCTCGTGCATCTGTTGATATCCGACTTTCTATCCTCGAATGTACCAGCGTCGCCAAGGCCCTCGTTAGGTATTGGCCCTTGCTCCCTCGCTTATGATCTATTCTCAGAAACTCAGCTATCGCTCCGAAAGCACATTTACTGCTTTGCATTCTTATGTTGAACTTCCGACTGTTGCGAGCACAGTTCTGTACTGCCCCTAAGTTAGTTACGCCTAGTAATACATCATCCCCGTTGTGCAGGCTGGCTCCGGGCTGGCCCTTATCACCAATGATTAGCTGCGTATATATGTGGTTCAATACACTATTCATGAACGTTGTCAGTCTCCAGCCCGATAGTAAAGTGCCTTTCGCCTCGTACGTCTCGTGAAGCCCTATATTGTCATTGATTATCTGGTTGCCGATTGATTCTGCTGCCCACCGAGCTGCAACTTTTTGCTCAGCCGTCAGACTCTGCCCGAACACTTTCAGATAGGCGTCGATAACCGCTCTCATGCTTGACGCACTGTGTTGGCTGTTAAAGTCTTCGAAATCCAGGCAGAACGGCATCTTGCTCCTTAAGATTCCGGCGACCCGATTAGTTACATTCCTATCGTTCGCATCCTGACCTACCGGAAACTGGCGGGGCAAGACATCTTCGCAATTGTAGAATGCAAAGTGTGCTAGTGTGTAGCTAGTCAAATCAGTGCCGTAGATAGCTCGTTGTTTGCCCCACTCGTACTTCGTTGACGCCCAGGCCTGTATCTGCGGTTCCCTGTTTGCGAACCTGGACATTGGTGTGTTTGGCATATGTGCTAATGTGATGAATTTATTTTTGAGGGCCTGGTCTTCCCGCAAGATATATTTCTCATCGTCAGGATACTGCGAATGTATGCTCCCTGCCGCACTCCATTGCCATCTTGAGCCCCAGTATTCTTGCCATGTCATCTTTGTCGGACGTCGGCCGATCCTACTCGCATCTACGAATATATTACAAGCCCTCTGGTATATATCTGAGTATTCTAAATTAGTAACGTTGAGTTCTGTCCTGTTAGTTTTCTCGCTTTGCCAGTCTACGACGCCTTCGATCCTATTGACTAGTACCTCAATTTCAAATACATCCCGTAGATCTTCTGCGACTAGATTCTGCATAGACTTAGCTTCAACTGAGATTCGTTTGCCCGTTTTGATGAACTCTTTCGTAGTCGTGGACTTAAATAGATCTGAAGCCCATATCAGGTCCTGTTTTTCAGAACTCAGCACTGAGAACCATAGTAATACCCCCGCAGCCATCGTCATTGTTGCATCCGTAGGCAGTGCTAGAGCTCGAGTGTCAACAGTACCCCCGGCCTCCGCGATGGCATCCGCTACTTCGCGTGGTCTGAAGTGCCAATGGTGAGCCCCACTGATCTTGCTCGCTACTAGGTTATCTGCTTCTGTCACGCTTAACTGCGTCATATGTGCCCTGTCCGGTGCAGCATCACGAAATATAGCGCGCACGTTGGTTGGGTTGTTGTAGTCTACTGATTCATATAGCCCATTAAAATGTCTTGTCATGATTATTATTGGTTCGACTATACTAGTCCTCATATATTGATCGACCTTTGCATATACAGCGGTCAATCCTCTGAATGTCACAAAACGACTTATTACGCCACACCCGTAATAGTTATATACATGTTCGCCGCTGTCGTGTGGAACAGCTTCGATCACATCAAGTAATACATGGCTACAATTCTCAAACGCTTCTAAAAACACATTGGAGTCAGTGAAGCTAACACATGCTAGTGCACTATCCTCCTTGATAGTGAACGTCTTTGCATTGTCGGTTGTTGTGCCGACCGTGCCAACTCGTACTTTGATGGGGCTAAAAGTCCCTACCTTTTCTGTCTTACCATAATAAACGTTGTCCGTGCTTTGAGGAGGTAGCTGTGGCGCTTCATAGTTCTCTATTCTATGACGTCTACAGCCTCCTGCTCCTCTTGGTCTTCTGGAGGCGGCATCGCAGCAGGCCTTGCTGTAGCCACCGGGTACTCCGGAGCCAGAACTGGTTCGTCCCGCCGAAAACCCTTCTTAACCTCAACCGGCCTGTATCTTATTCCGAAAGTTGCTTCGCTGACCACAGTTTTGGCTTTGACCTTGTATTGTATGGTCGCTCTTTGTCTCTGTATGTTTAGAGACGGCCTTACTTCGACTGATCGACTCCGCCACTTCATGATATGGATGTTCGGCGCCGTAACGGTCATGACCACCGAGTCCCCCGGCCTTAGCGATGAGACATCAGGCAAGCTCGTCCCGCGGCCCAGCCTCCTGTTTGAGAAAGCTAGCTCGACCTTGTCGTACTCCCTCAGGCCGTTGACAGCATCAGTGGGGCATACAATACACTCACGAACGTTCGTAAACCATGGTATCTCAGCTTTTGAAGCATCGTTTAGTAGTGTCACCTCGTTGCCAAACAGCCGGTACATGTTCGCTAGTTTGATTGCATCGTACTTGCTCACTACGCCGTATTCATCCGTCTCTAATCGTTGTAGTGGGGCCAGATGTCGTACTGCCGGTGAATCGAGCGTGATAGTACCCAACAAAAGCGAACCTGATACGTAGGGGTAGATCCCTCTAATCGGCACCGATAAGTCAGTTCCATCAAAAGATGTTACCGCCAACAAACTATTTACTTTTGACATTGCGCCTAGATCGTATGTGATATGGCAGTTATCGGTCATACAAGTCGTGACCTCTTTACCAATGAGGGCACTTACCATAGCTGCCCTGGCGTGCACCATTGATAGTGTAGCCATAATGTCATCACTAGCCGTGTAAGCCAAACGCCAATCTGTCACCGTCGACGCGTAGTCTGTTGCCGCCACATACATACCCATCCAAGCCATGTAGTTCATGACTGCCGCAATGTTAAGGTAGTTGCGCGGTGAACTGCTTTCTGCCAAGACGAAGTCGTGTGCCTCGGTACCTTGAGCGTAAGCCTCGCCTTCCAAGTTAACTGGTATGCGAGCTCTTGTCGGTGAGAAGGTCGCTAAGTTCAGTGTCGTAACAGCCTTTTCCCAAGCGTGGCTCTCTTGATATGACGGTAGTGGTTGATAACATATTGCCGAAAAGGTCTCGAAGACTGCCGCAAATGCCGTTTCGAGTCTGTTTTGGAATACGTAGCTTTTAATCCATAACCATATCTGCTCGTCGTTGTCCCACGGTAATAGCCCCGCATCGGCTGGCACCACGGTGTCGCCTCCCAGTGGTTCAAAGGCTACCATCTTGAACGGAATACCAGGTAAACCTACATCTACGTTGAGTATGCTAGTCTGCGTTCGCCCTTGTGCGTGTATGATGTAGAACGCAGCCGCCTTCGGACTGGTGTTATCATATCTGATCACATAAGGCATGTCCCAATAGTGGTTTGCGTCCCGTACAAATATTTGATAGTCAATTAGTTCCGGGTCAATTGGTGGACCGAGGTTTATGACATGTGTCATATCGGTCGTGTTGCCTCTGAATCCCATTTTGAGATGGCTATCAACATAAACTGACTGTTTGACGTGTATTGTATTATCTGACCTTCCTGAGTCACGGTAAAGTACAGCTTTGTACCACGTTATTAACATATTAAATAGAAACATATCATGCGAATCAGTAGTCGGCGAAGCTTTGGACATTGCCTCCACTTCGTTTTTGGTCAGACGTGTGCCTGGTATACGTTTTGAGAATTCATCAACCGCAAGGCTTAAATCATACATACCGCGATCATCAATGTATCTTTTGTTGATGCCGGTGAAGTCTGATTTTGCTCCGATCATTCGCACTGCTGGCTTGTGACCTGAACATTGAAAATCAGTAGATAGTTCGAGTTGAGAGGTGTAGTCGCTGCCAAGAACTCGAAGCTTAGCAGTAGCTTTGTTTAGTAGTGTGAATTGTCCGCTGTCAAGGTTTGGTTGG